AAACCAAGATCAGCCGCGCATTGTCCGCTTACGCAACGAGTTTATCCCTGTTGACCCGCGCCCTTGGAACGCCAAGATGGATGTGACAATCAATGTCGCACTATCAGCAGGCACTACAGAGCAGCGCCTAGCGATGCTGCAATACCAGTGGGAAAAGCAGAGCGATACGTACAGTGCGCTCGGCCCTAACAACGGAGTGGTGACGCTTGGGCAGATTCGTAACACGATGGCCAAGATAGCCGAACTGGCTGGATTCAAGGATGCGGCTCAATTCTGGATGCCGGTGCCAATGGATTATGATGTTCCACAGCAGCAAGGCGAGCCACAGACTGACCCTAATGCTGAAGCGACCAAGATGCTGGCACAGGTCGAACAAGAGAAAACACAGCTACAGGCACAGTCTGCACAGATGAGAATTGAGGCCGAATTGTATGCCAAGCAACAAAAGCTAGACCACGATGCAATGGTGCAGGCGGCTAAGATACAGAATGAGCAGGCCAAGCTAGAGATGCAGCGCGAGCAGATGATGCTTGAACTTGAAATGCAGAAGGCCAAGCTGTTGCAGCAAATGGCCAAAGATGAGCGTGATGCAATCCAGAAGGCATACGATGCTGAGTCCAAGAATACGGATCAAAGCCAGGTAACACAGGCGGTACAGCAGCTTGGTGCAATGATGGCTGAGATGCAGGCCAGACAGGCAAACATTGAGGGCGCTGTCGGGTTTATCCAGCAAGATGAGATGGACGACTAAAGAACTCGGGGCTTCGGCCCCAGAGCGTTCGCAATAACGCGGGCGGCACACACAAAGGTGATGATATGGAAAAGGAAGAACAAACTGTCCAACGCGGCTCTGAGGCGAGACAGATTCTTCAGAGCCAGGTGTTTATTGATGCGTTCAAGTCGCTAGCCGACAAGTACGTTTACGACTTTCTCAACTCAGCAGAGCCAGACAGCCAGTTGCGCGAGCGCATATACATCAAGGCTAAAGTCCTTGAGGAGCTGCGCTACGAGCTTGGAATCGTTGAGCAGCGAGGGGTAAAAGCCGAAGTAGACATTAAAAACCGCCGCCATCGCGCAGCACAGAAATAGGTGATATTATGACCACTGAAACGACTCCTAACGGAAGTTTCGATGCAACAGCCGCCATGATGGGTATTCTATCTGACGAGAGTCAGGAATTAGATGAGAGTCAGGCCAAGACCGATGACGAGGTAGTCGCTACCGACGAGGTAGATGATGAGGCCGAATCAGAGGAAGAAGTAGACGAAGGTAATGATGAGCCAGCGCCGGTATCCAAGACATTCAAAGTCAAAATCGACGGAGAAGAAGTCGAAGTACCGGAAGATGAGTTGTTAAAAGGCTACTCTCGAACCCAAGACTACACGCGGAAGACACAGCAGCTTGCAGAGCAGCGTAAAGCAGTCGAGCAGGAATATGAGTCTGTACGCAATGAACGCGCTCAGTACGCGCAGTTGCTAGGGCAGTTAAGCGCCAAGCTAGCCGATGAGCCACAGATTGATGAGAGCTTGCAGTACACAGACCCGATTGCATACGCCAAGCAACTAAGTCAGGTCTTCCAGTATCAGCAAAATCGTCAGGCAGTGGAGCAGGAGCAGCAGCGATTAAATAGCTTACAGCAGCACGAACAACAGCAGCAGATGCAGAAGTATCTGGCCGATCAGCAAGAGGCTCTAGCGTCCTTGATTCCAGAATGGCTGGACAAAGACGTAGCCAAAGCAGAGAAGGTTAAGGTACGCGAGACTGGCAAGGCTTATGGGTACAGTGATGAAGAACTATCACAACTCTATGATGCCCGCGCCGTGGCTCTTATGCGTGACGCTATGAAGTATCGGGATTTGGTTGCGAAACGCCAGGAGGTGAAGCCAAAGGCCACTCCGGTCGTCAACGCCAGGCCCAAGACTGTTGGGAGCGAGCAGAGCAAGATCAAAACACGCTTGGCAAAATCGGGCACAGTGCAAGACGCTGCCGCCTACTTCAAAACTCTTTTATAAAGGAATACCGTCATGGGACAACCTACAAATACCTTCGATACCTACGATGCAAAAGGCATCCGCGAAGACTTGGCCAATGTTATTTACAACATCAGCCCAGAAGAAACCCCGTTCATGTCAAATATCGGCAAGGGCACAGCCAAATCGACGTACTTCGAGTGGCAGGAAGACGCACTAGCAGCCGCTAGCTTGTCCAATGCCCAGATCGAAGGCGATGATGCTGTAGCTGTTGAGCCAACGCCGACCGTTCGCATGGGCAACTACACACAGATCAGCCGCAAGACTGTATCCGTGTCTGGTTCGCTCGAAGCTGTGGATAAGGCTGGTCGTAAGTCCGAAATGGCTTACCAAATGGCCAAGTCTGCCTCCGAGCTGAAGCGTGACATGGAGCTGACGATGGTGTCCGGTCAGGCCGCTGTTGCAGGCAATAGCTCTACCGCCCGCAAGTCTGCCGGTTTGGGCGCGTTCCTTCGCACCAATACCGACAACGGTGCAACCGCAACAGAGCCTACTCTCTCCGGCACAACATCAGGCTACCCAAATGCTGCTGCTGGTGCGGGTACGCCTCGCGCATGGTCTGAGACTATCCTGAAGAACGTGCAGGCAAAGGTGTGGGCTAATGGCGGTAACGCCAAGATGCTGCTGGTTGGCTCTACGCTGAAACAGAAAGCCTCTGCCTTCCCCGGCATTGCTGCTCAGCGTTATAACGCAAGTGGCGCAAAGCAAAGCACTATTGTCGGCGCGGCTGACATCTACGTTACCGACTTCGGTAATTTGGAAATCGTGCCTAGCCGATTCATCGCTGCCGATGTGGCTTACCACATTGATACCAGCATGGCCTCGGTATGCTTCCTGCGCCCTTTCGAGAAGATCAACCTCGCAAAGACCGGCGATGCAGACCGTATGCTGCTCGTCACTGAGTGGGGCTTGAAGGTGCACAATGAGAAGGCACACGGCGTTGCTCGTGACCTGACCTAAACAAGCGGGGGGCTTCGGCCCCCTTCTTTTATCTGAGGTATTTGCAATGGCTGGACGGCTACTTTCTCACGACGATTTCACGGGCATAACGTCATACTTTCACTATGACGCAGCGACCGATACGGCAGTCATCGAGAAAAAGCAGGATGTTGGTCTGATTCTCGACAACAACAAAGCAGAGCGTAATTCAGGTGTAAACAACAAGGATCATGGGCTGGGGAAGAAAGTGGCCACTGTCCCGCTTGTGCTTTACTGGCAGTGGAAGAATCACTGCACCAAGGCCAACATGAGCCAAGATGAAACAAGCGCATATATTTTGGGCATGATAAAATCACGCGAATACTGCCATCTAATGACGGTCGATAAGATATGAACTATGCGCAGTTACAGGCTGACATTGCCAGTTTTTTAAACCGCCAAGATCTTACTGATCAGATTCCTGTATTTATTCGTCTTACTGAAAATCGTATAAATCGCAATATCCGCACACGCGAAATGGAATATCGAGTCACTGCTCAGATCGATAAGCAATTTTCTACGCTGCCGACCGACTTCCTTGAAATGCGTAATATCCAGATCAATAGCAGACCTGTTACGGCGCTAGAGTACGTTACGCCTCAAGAAGCCGACCGCTTACGCGCTGGGTGTATCAGTGGCAAGCCTCGGTTCTTTTCGGTTGTAGGGAATCGCTTAGAGCTTATTCCAGTACCGAGTGAAAACATTGTAGTTGAGATGGTCTATTACCAGCGCGTGCCAGCTTTAGGTGGCGCAGTGACAGGTAATTGGCTACTAGAGAATCATTACGACATTTATCTATATGGCGCTCTAACTCAGGGCGCGCTTTATCTTAAAGATGACCCGACATCATGGGCTACGCTATTCGATTCGGCACTAGATGAGCTGTCTCTTGATGATGAGCGCAGCCAGTTCCAAGGCACAACGCCACAGATGAGGGGTACTACCATTGGCTGAATACCTAGCTGCTGACACAATCAATGCTGAGTGGGCAGGCGACGATCTGTATGTGTTTAACGGATACGCTATCGAAGGCTATTTCTTTAACCAGGATGAAGTTACTTGGGAGGCCGTAGAAAATGGCTGATACAACCACACCGCGCTTCGGCCTAACCAAGCCTGAAGTAGGCGCAAGCTCCGACACATGGGGCACTAAGTTAAACGCAGACTTAGACATTATCGACTCAGCGCTAGGCGTTTCCGATGTCGGCTATCAGCCAGTTTCAGTGGCCTCAACTGCGGCATTAGTGTTAGCTGGCGAACAGACGATTGATGGCGTACTAACTAACGCTAGCCGCATTCTGGTAAAGAACCAAGCATCTCCTGAGCAGAACGGCATTTACGTTACTGCCGCAGGCTCTTGGGCGCGCTCCGACGATGCTAACTCGCTGTCTGAGTTCCTATTAGGCAAGCAGGTTTACATTCAGTCTGGCGCAGTCAACGGCGGCAAGGTGTATCGCCAAACCACTAGCGTTATTAGCCTAGGCGTGTCGACTATTGCTTATAGTGATGCTATTAAGCAAGGTGCAGCAACTCTTGGAGAGGTAGCAGTTACGGGTAATGCTACGGTAGGCGGCACGCTTGGCGTAGCTGGCGCATCTACGCTTGCCGCAGTGACAGCAGACAGCGTTGCTAGTACATCTGCAGTTACTGGTGGCGGGGGCACGACAGCGCAAGCAACCGAGACTGTTCGAGGAACGCTAGAAGTTGCTACAGCGGCAGAGGCTCAAGGGTGGGCTAGCGATCTATTCGCCATCACTCCAGTTAAGTTGGATAGTGCAATGAAAGGCGCAAATCAGCTCTTAGCCACAAGCGGCTATCAGAAGTTGCCTGGTGGATTGATTATCCAATGGGGCAATGTAAGTGTTACGGCAGACGCTAACTTAACTGTTGTATACCCATTAGCGTTTCCGAGCGCGGTATTGTCTGTACAAATCACCGAGGTTCTAAACAATTTAGGCTCGTTTAACTTAGTTAGACTTATGTCCGATCCGAGCACTACGCAGTTCATAGTACAGAACGCCAATGGCATTACCGAAAAAGCATATTGGATGGCCATAGGTATATAAATGCTAACGGCAGTCGTTGATAAAAACAACACGCAACACATTATAGCTATCGGGTTTTAATTATGCTGCTAAAGCTAGAGATACCTGCTGGAGTCTATGGCAACGGAACCGACTACCAGAGCATGGGGCGATGGCATAAAGCCAACCTCGTGCGCTGGCATTCTGGCATCATGCTGCCGATTAAAGGCTGGCAGAAGTTTATTCCAGATCAACTCGATGGCCGACCTTCAGACATTCACCAATACCGAGACGGGCAAGATCGTCGCTTCGGCATCGGCACGCATTCAAAACTCTACGCCTACACGCCAGCCAAGGTGCTAGAGGATATTACTCCAGTTGGTTATGTTGTTGGACGAGCCGACCGAGAGAACACTTACGGCTATGGCATTGGTCTTTACAGCGCATCGAACTACGGCGTATCGACGCCAGATACATCGTCATTCTTGCCGCCTACCAACTGGACGTTAGACAACTTTGGCACGTTCTTAGTTGGCTGCGCGAACACTGATGGCACGTTGTATGTGTGGGATGGCGTAACGCCAACAGCAGTCCCTATGAGTGGCGCGCCAACAACTAATCGAGCCATTGCGGTGACAGAGGAGCGCTTCGTGTTTGCGCTTGGTGCAGGCGGCAGTAATTCGCTCGTGCAATGGTCAGATCAAGAGGATTACACCACTTGGA